ATTCCAGCCACCACCGAATTAAGATGATACCTTACTGTATCATCAGAAATGATTTCTACCGCCGTTATCTTATTAAGGTTGGTATTATTCGATGTATAGACGAAAAAACCTTTCGCTGGCAGCGCCCCGTTCATCTGTCCATAAAAAGAATCAGAAGCAATCTCAGGAACATCGAGCACTAATCTCCCAATAGTATTGAACGTTACATCAAGATACCTCTCAGCCGAATTCAGCATATACGAACGTGGTGTCAACGGCTTGTAATTGATTCCAGCCATCACGTAAAATAATGCGCTCCCATAACTACTACCCAGCTTCTTATAAGATAGGGAGTCTAAATGCCATTGGTCATTATACTTCAAATAATAAATTGGGGCACCGCAAAAGAAATAAGATGTAGGATTAGAGACAAGCTCATAATGTGCCTGATAGATAGAATCACCGGCAGTCATACACTCATACATGATAACGGGTAAATCCGAATAATCATCACCTGTTATCTCCTCTACATCTGCGATAATATCTTCACGAATAGAGATAAGCTTGGCCTTGTAATCATCCTTACCGCTACCTTTATTGTGCTCTCCCTGCGTCCAAAGTACACCAAGCAACCGGTATGTTTGACCGGATGCCAGCGCAATATTATAGGCATGTCTCACAGCATTAATGATGCCATTGTACAAGTCATCCGCACTCTTTAACCATTGTTCAATTGTCGTGGCACCAACTGAACAATTGCTTGATAATAACTTTTTCCCAGTTCCTGCCATACCGGAAAGACACATGAACGCTGATGCCGCAGCAGTCGAAGGATTCTCAGTTGTACTATATGGATTAGTAATGAACGATGTCGGTGCACTGTCCTTATTGAATACCAAACCCGTATTAAATACAATATCATTATCACCGAACTGATTGGATGATATTGTTACCAGACTACCGGAACCGGCACCAAGCGACTGCCCGGCACCAACTATATGATTCACATCAGACAGAAGATGGTTGATTCCTCCGAAAGGAACTTTAGACAGGGGCTTACCACGACGCATAACGGCACCATCTTCAGTGATAGGATATAATATATCCATCTCCTCTTTTAATTGAATAATTTTCTTCATGCCATCATTATTTACGTGCAAACATAACATCACCATTCGCATAAGCCGTTGCCGCATTGTACGGTTCACCGGCACTGTTGAACTGAATATCAATCATCGCATCACCTCTATGGGCTATCAGGTCTTCTTCGCTGGTAGCTGTATAATTAGGAATAAGGATCAATGTAGTAAGGTGCCCGGTCTGGTTAGAAATTTTCAGACTACCATCATTAATCGCTGCCGTAAAATCCTCAATACTTCCCATGTGGCTTTTCAACTCATCTAAGGTATTAACCTTATCAGCAACCGCGGAAAAGTTCATTGTGAAGTACCCATTAGGCACAATAGTACCACCCATTTGAGATGCTTCCAGTTCATAACTGCCACCGCGACCGCTGAAATCACTACCCGTAATTGAATGCGGAGAATAATATAGCTTCTTCAATTTACTGCCGGACTGAAAGTTAATCTTATTAAGTTGACAAGCATAGCTGTTTTTAAAGTTACCTCCTGTAGTATCAGCATCTGACCGCACCCTGAAATTACCATAGTATTCACTCTCTATGCTGATGTAACCTTTTGCTCCCGCTCCATAATCACCGAATAGAATAGCTTTTTCTGTTGTGTTGCCGTAAATGACTCCGCCTACAGTATCGAATTCTATAAGTATAGATGCATTAGAAGCTATGAAGCCGTCCGGTACATTAACCGGAATAACCAGCATATTCCCGTCCAGATCAAAATATGGAAGTGAATAAGTGATGGTGATGGTCTTAGTAGCATTTATCGAGTTGTCATGAACAGAGGTAGCTTCGACTGTTACTTGTGAAGCGTTGGCACCTTCCAAGATGGTTAACACTCCTGTGTCAGCATTGATGCTGGCATAACTGCCACCGGAAGTTATCTTCCATTTTACACCGGTCAGAGATGTGTTTACCGGATTGTAGACTACCGACAAAGCCGCAGTCCTCCCGGTGATAGTTGAAGGAGCATTGATAGAGATGCCGGTTAACTCGTCGACAGTCTCCTTATATGTCACAACAATCGTTTTCGTGGCCGTTATTGACGGATTAAATGTAGAAGTTGCCTTGACTGTCACTTGCGAAGCATTGGCTCCCTCTAATATGGTCAACAAACCTGTATTCGCATGAATGCTGGCATAACTACCACCGGAGATTATCGCCCAAGTGACACCCTTCTGGTTGGTATTGAACGGCTCATACGTTGCAGATAATTGCGCGGAAACACCTGTATAACTACTGTTGGCATTAATGGTGATACCTGTGACATCCACTTCCTTTAAAAAAGTAACCTGGCCTATATTCTCTGATGAGAAATCGGCACCTTGAATAATTACTGCTAATCCCATAATATTTTTCTTTATTAGTTTATATTCATTTCAGATACAATTTCATAACCGATACCGCTATTACCTCTCATGCCCTGGCTTCCTTCCGGGGTAATACATGCCCCTATATTTCCATCAGTATCGATAAAGTAAAATCCGTCTTCGCCGACTTCAGCTAACAGGCTGGTTTTGCCCTGCAACGACAAGATTGATTTTTGTAAACTGACAAGTTCGTCTCCGCCAATGCCGGGAATGGCTTTGATCAGCGATATAAAGTGGCTTGAAAGTTTATTTGCGTCCACCCCGTCAACACCGAATTTGAAACCGATATTACCCTCTTCATCGCAGATACAGAAAGAACCGTCTTCCACTTGCCGGATGAGACTTGTAATCCCCTGTATCAATAGACTAAGTCTGTTTGTATCGGAGGTTAGTTTTAAACCGGCGGCCCCATCAAAAGCAGTGCCTTCAGCCGTACCGATTTTGATAAATGCGTCAAATGCAAGTATTAGCTGTTTAAAATGATCCGATAAAGATGCTACATCAAAACCGGAAGTATCATATTTCAATACGACATTGCCAGCTTCGTCACAAACATAGAAACCGCCTACGTTGGTGAAACCGATAGTAGAGAGGTTAATCTGATTAAGGATATCGTTCTTCTCTGCCTCACTCATATTACTCCAACGTACTTCACCATCATTTCCACGCCGGGCAATGAGCATCCAATATTCGGTGTTAGTGACAGGAATACCACTACATGGCTTTTTACACAAGTAACTGCTGCCATTTTCCGAAACTGCGTCAAGTTTATCATAAGGAGATTCTAAAGAGAACTCGCCTTTATCGATTATTAAAATCCTGCCTAAATTGGTTTTCATACTTTTATATCAAATAATAAATTACCCTCTTCACTTATGGAGAAATCCACATTGCTATTATCCGATGGCTGATTCATCATCAAACAGCCATCTTCTACGTCAAACGTCAACAAGTTAATATCCTGATTCTTGGCATCCTCTATTTCTGCATTCAATTTCTTGACTTCATCCGTAAAAAATCTCTGTGAAATGGCTTTAAACAATGAATCCCCAAATTCCGATTCAATAGGTATGGTGATCTCTCCACCGGGGCCACCGATGGACGAGATTAGCTCTTTCACATCATCAACTGTGGCATAATTAGCACCGATAAGCTCATTAATCTTGCCCACTACCTCGTTCAACTCCGCAGCCTTAAGCACATTGCCCTTGACAAATTTCTTATTCAATTCTTCCATACTATCCTAAATAATCATTATCCAACCTGCCGGAATCCAGAACGAAGTCCGTGCTTATCTCAACCTTTCCACCTGGAGCGGAAAGCGCGTGCATGATCAAGTTTGTTTCAAGCATACTTGTATCAGCCATATCTGATTCGATACGGCTGATACGCGCATAAGTAGTATTACCTTGCTCATCCGTTGTACGGCTCAAAACAAACTTGATGTATCCCATTACTTACCGTTTAGCTGATTTATTATTTCTCGTTTCACAGCCGCAATAAGACGCGAGTTCTTAACGACAAGTTCAAGAGCTTTACAGTAGCGTTCCGGAACTTCCACTGCATCTTTTGAATAGTAGATAGCTTTTGCTAGGTCTTCAAACCCGATATCCAGAAGGATACTGCCGTTGTACATCATTTCATTGCCGACTGTCTCGGCAGCATCGAAGGTTTGCTTTCCACCTTCGAACGAGGTCTGCGCTTCGATTTTTCTAAAATTGATTTTCATATTCTTATAGATAATGTTATATACTATTCCACGTTACACCACCATCCGCAGTTTTAAAAACGCCAGTTGTAGACACTTTTAGACCATACTTACCAGCAATAAGTTTTGCAATAGTCGAAGTTACAGAAGGGACATCATTGACATTAATATCGATATAGCCCGCTCCCAAACTGGTGTTAGATAATAGACGATAAATAGTATTACCTACATTCAGAGTTTCCCCATATACAAAGGTTAGACTCTCCATAGATAGGTTCATACAGTGAACATCCAACGGATAAGATTCATCAGGAAGGCCTATACTGTTCTCATTGATACGGAGTCCCCCGATATATCCACTTGTTGCATTTATAAATCCATTAGCTATGATATTATTCAGTGTCAAGTTACCCTCAGTGTCCACAACGAAGGTATCATTCGCCACAATATTGCCATTAAACCGAATCTGATCTGCAGATATCACCGCATTCGAAATCAAACGTCCCGCGTCATCCTCCGTAATGAAAGTACTGATTTCAGCACGTTTTACATAGCCGTCAGCCTCGGCCCTTTCCGAGAACATCTGTGCAAAGCCGGCCTCAGTGACAAGACCGGAGGTGCTGATGTTAGTGATATGCCCCTCAGCATCAAAATTCACCTTCTTCGATAACAGCACATTGAAATCATCCGTCGTTACCAGACCGGAAGTATCAATATTGGTTATGTTACCTTTGGAATCAAAGTGAATGCCTTCGACCAATGCAGATATAGAATCTTTCGTCACTTGAATGGCGGCAGTGTTCTGATCGGCGGTACTTTGGGCGCTTTGTGCAATGCCTAATGCGTTCAAAGCTGACTGCGCTGCGGCATAGGCGTCATTTATTCCCTGGTTGGCAAGTTCCTTGGCAGCAGCAATACCATCATCAGAATTAGTTACGGCAAGGATAATCTGATCACCAAGATTTTCAAGATATGCCGTCGTAGCAGTAGACGAAGCTTTCCAATGATCTATACTAAAGGCTACACCTTTTGCTTTGGCTGTCTTACAGACAAGAGAGTCATTCTTATACTTAACTGTACCATCAGAATATGTTGCATTTACCCACATGTCACCAACATCATATTCTTGCGAAGCAGTAGGCTGCTCCACAAACACACGCCTTTTACTATCTGCTGTATCTTGTGCTTTTGAAGCATCTTCCAGAGCCTTCAGCGTCAGGTGGTCAGTGATTTCGTTCCAGACGCCTGATTCAAACCGATATCCCTTCCCGGTAAGACGGTTATAAAACATGTCTTGGTCATGCATGGCCTTTAACTCAGCCGTCGTCCATTCCGAAGCAGGTATATTATTCTGTGTCGGAGCGTAATCAAAAAACCAAAGTGTATACTCCCTATCCGTCTGTTCCTTAACAAGGTCTACATCCGTCTGCAAGTCTTCAATGGTCTCGTCGAGATCCTTTCCGGTTGCCTGGTTAACGAACTTGGCCGTAATCTCACTCAGCACCGTATTGAAGTCAATCAGCGGTTCAGGCATCGTATAAGCCCCGTCGGCTCCGATGCCATTGTATATCCGCACATAAGGGCCTCCTGCCGTTACGCTGTCCCAGACAATTGCACCTTGACGGCTTGTATCCGTCCGGTTGCCCAACTGTACGATATTGTCTCCCACCGCAGGCACATCACTTCCGGATGCGCAATCTGTCTTGGATAAGTCGATGTAGTCATCGCCACAGCCACTCACGTAACGCCAATAAAAAGTTGTTCCGGTTTTTAAGGCAAAAGTCTCACTGATCGCCAGGTCGCCTACAGCAAAAGTGTTCCTGACTGTTCTACCCTCAGCATCGGTTGTATTAAAATAGCACCTGTAACTTTCACCTGTATCCTCCACCTTCTTACAGATAATGCCTGCGGCCGTATTGTATTGTTTGCCGCCGATATAAGTTGAACGCTGCACCTGTATCTCTTCGACATTAAGCTTCTTCCTGATGTCAACAAAATCAATATCCAGATGATAGTTTCCGTCCGCATCCTGATAGATGCCAAAACCACTACCACCGGCAGCAAAGTTTTTCGATACAATATTCTTTAGCAAGGTGATCTCTTCAAGTGTGGCAGTACCTTTTACGTTGATGCCCTCAATAAAGGTCATCAGCTTTTTCACCGTCTCAGCTATATCCCTTCGAAGATACCGGTCATCATTATCATTGTTACCACCGATAATATCCAACTTGCAATGAAAAACATTTTCAGCACTATCATCCGGCATTCCAGGATCTGTCACAAGTTTATAAACCGCACCTCCTTTTACCGATATGATTTGTCCGGGATAAGGAACATAAGTCTTACCGGTATTTCTTGCATATACCCGAGCATCCTCTATTGTATCGAATATCTCGGATGAATCGATAGGACGAGGGGTAGTTCTCTTGTAAGTCGTTGAAAACGGAGTTCCTGTCAGCTGCAAATCACCCATAACTACGATATTTTTAAGGTTGCATGATTAGTGGTATCATTTATGGTAGCGGTCTTCATGATCCACATCTTGTATCTGATGGCAGACGAACCGTTAAGCCCCTCTACGAGAATCTCTGTAGGACCACTCACAAGACCCTTATCCAAAATCAGGTTTCCCGGATATTCGGCAAATTCCAAAGAAGTTATATCACCTTCAGGAAAACAGATTGCTATCATTTTCCAGTTGGAGGCTTCAAACTTGTAGGTACCTGCCCCTGTGTATAATCCACTATTATTTAGTGCCCGTACCTGCGCCGATGTCGCAGGTATCGCACTGACCACACCCGCAAACCACCTGCGACGCACATTCACGCTAATAGTATCATTCAGCACCTTTTCCGGAAGCGAGCCACCGGCCGCGTAAACTACTGTAGCCTTATATGTTTCCCTTTCGGTATAAGTGCCGGATAATGTACGTACCGCCGTTTGGATACCGGCATTCTCTTCCGAGAAATTAAGCTTGTTGTTTTCGTTATCGTCATAATAAGCCTTTGTCATTGCACCCTGACCGTTGCGCGTAGCGGTGTAAGTGACATATCCTTTCTTAGTGCCATATTCCACATCATTGGAAGTGGACAGGGTACCCTTCAACTCTCCCCCCACAGGCTTGTACAGCATATTGCGGAAGATGGTTTCCCAGGTCTGTCCGGCAAGCACCACATCGCCTTTTTTGATGTAGCCCACATCGTTTGAATTGACAAGGATGTTCTTTTTCAGCTTGTCGGAAACCTCGGACGACCCCGAAGAACTACCCCCGGAAGAAGAACCGCCTCCCGAAGATACGATGTACTGCAATTGCGAAAGGCTTTCATCCACTGTCCGTTTCCAGCCCTTGCCGACCTTGTTCGTGCATTCTATCGTGGCAATGCTCAGGTTATCCAGCTTGCGCACCACTTTTGTCATGCGCGTATCAAAATAACCGCCCAATGTCGAAAAGTACTTGTCACTCAACAACCGTACACGCTGCCCCAGCTGCAATGGCACTGCGTTCTTGTCTATATAAATATAGTCCGTGTCACCGCCATACTTCGACACGTCTTCACTGTATTTTTCCAAAAAGCTATTAACGGCATCTTCATAGTCGCGTTCCGCCTGTACCTCATAAGACTCCGGCATACGGAAGTTCCAGGGTATATATTTATCGCCGGGCCGGGGGATAAGATTGCCTCCCGGTATCTGCACGTCATCCGAAGGATAAGTATTGATGATTTCCCATTCAAGCGTGGTGGAATTATAGTTTGCCTCAAACCAGTAATCATTGTTATCAGAATTGCCCTGACCTGCGAGGTCTCCCGTTTGGAAGGAAAGCCGCTTCGTTAACCCGGCAATCTCACTCTTGTTGGGATCAAACATCATGTCCGCGTCATTAAAGTAATAGACCGTGAACTTTCTGCCTTCATCATCGGTCTTCTCTTCCGAACGGACTGTGGACACAGTACCGGTATATTGGGGAAATATTCCGGTGAATGCGGCTTCCTCAATATGCTCGTAAAGTCCGTACTGCGTATTCCGGTCTACATACTTAGCCCGGTCGGGCAATTGAAGACGGGAAAAACCATAACGGCTGCGGTCGATATTCTTTGTGCTGCCCAGAGGAATGAGCCGGGTGAAGAACTTCACATCATCACTGTTCTCCGATTGGGTTAGTGAAGTAAGTCCCTGCATATAGCCCAGTTCCACGCGGTCCCCACGTTCGCACCGCGTCAGGTTCATCTTGAAACCATCGGCCCACCATTCAGCCTCAAAGGCATCCGATATCAGGGAAAGCGCCTCAAAGCAGGTGACGTTGTTATATTCAATATTCTTCTTAGGCAAGTCAACGGTCTCTCCTATGCTCCAGCGTTCTTCACCATAAATGCGATTCATGTTATCCACCCACTTCTGAAGATGCAATGCCGGGCTTGTATTAAGGCTGAACTGCGGTTCATACTCCCCATCCGTCAAATGTAAATACATCACCCGCTCCGCATCATGCTCCGGACCGTAGAAGTTAACGGAATAAGTGTATTCCTGAGTCGACTTCTGTTTTGGCTTATATTCCTTGTTGATGCTGAACTTTATCCCCGATAACAACACATAGTCGTTCACGTCCAGCGGAACATAAAAAGGATGGGTGAAAGACGCGGACACGGCATTCTCCGCCATCAACTCCGTGTTCCAGGTTGATGAGGAAGACGTACTTACCGTCATCTTCAGTTCTCCTGATTGATTATAGATTTTAAGCTCCATTCAGACAATATTTAATCGTTATTTAAAAACTCTGTGAAACTCTGTGTCACTCCGTGGTGAATCCCGGTTTCGGTTCCCGGAATTTCACCTTCCAGCGTCCGATAGTGTTGCCTGCCACATCTGTTATAACCTTGGCGTCCGTTGTCCCTTTATAGTAGAACCGGTAGGTTGCCGGTAAGTCCTTCACCTTCAGGTTCACCCAGCCCGCACGGATGGCCTCCATGAATGTGGCACGGCGGGTATTGTATTCTGATAACGTTGAAGCGTATATAGCTATATACAACGTTACATCCCGTGCCTTGTAGCAAGGAGACGGCAATACGTCGGGCAGTTCTTCGCCGTCATGTTCCCGGAACTCCACAACGGTGTACTCTTTCATTTCTGGCGGTTTCAGCAACTCGCCGAAATTGAATTCGTCTCCCGGTTTGTCTTCACACAGGAAAGCTAAATACTCCGTCCAGGCATCTTTGCCGTTGATAGTCATATATCCTGTTAAATCCACCATAATCTTACCCTTTTATTTTTACCCCGTCGCGTTCTTGCCGGGTGATGATTTCGAGTATGTCTTCAAGCAACTTGCAATAGGCTGTATTTTCCGCTATCTGCACAAATATCTCATGGTCTGCATAGCGACCTTCTTTCAATTCCTCCAGCAACTGATGGATTCCGCTAGCATGATCCTGAAGGGAAGTGAACAGTCCTTCCAGCTTCGTCCCCTGTTCCTGGCTCATGGCAGTATATGCTCCGCTTCGCCCGCTCTGGGATGCACCCTCATCCGGCTTAAAGATATCGAAGCCCTTGTCCTTCGCCATCTGCTGATACGCCTCCAGAAGTGCATTGAAGTCTCCTCGTTTTCCCAGCACTTCATCGGTCATGCTGCCCAGCAGCTTGATATACTCCTTGAATTTCTCATCGGCGGACAGGTCGGCATTCTGCGTCACGGCCAGCATCTTGTTCTGAGCCTTTTCAAAGATGTCACCGAACAATGTGGAATAAATCATCTGTTTGCCAAGGCTCTCCAGCATTTCCGATACATTCTCGTAATAGGCGGTGGCAGCATCCGTACCATTTGCCCATGAATCCACAAGCGTATCGGTAAGGGTTCCTCCAAGGTCTCCGAAGATGTCCGTCAGATAATCCTTTACCTTTTCTACGGCTTCCTGGTATGCTTTCCAGTAGTCCGACATTTCTTGCAGGTATTGCTGGTTCTCTGCACTTAACTTTCCGAAGGTATCCGACCCTATAAACTTTTCCAGTGCGTCTTGGTTGACGGTACCGTCCGCATTGAATAATTCAGGTACGGCATCCTTCAAAGATTTATATTTTGTGGAACGAAACCAAGTCTTATGTTGTACCTTCACCTGCATGTTTGCGATGGAATCGCCTAGGGAATCATAAGAGTTCTTGATACCCTTGACTTCTGCCATTAATGCCATTAAACCGGAGTATTTCTTACGATTGCTTATCTTATCAAGCGTACCGTTATACCTATCCAAGGCCTCTTTGGCAAGGTTCACATTCTTGATGGCGTTGCCCCACAGGTCATCACTGAAGATGTTTTTCTTATCGGCGGAAATTTCAGCGTTCAACTTGACCAGAGACAATTCATAATTCAACTTGGCCATTTCCTTGCGGAATTCCTCCATATAATCCGTACGTTTGAAAAGGCTTACAATAGCAGTTGCCACCTTCAGGGCCGCTGATATAATAGCAAGAATGACGGATGCTTTCTCAACAGTGGAGATGGATTCTGCCGCAACTTTGCTGGTGCCTTCTATGCTTTCTGCCGAATTTTCCGACAGAGTAGTAATGCCGTCAATGATACTCAGGGTAGAAGAAGCTATAGTACCGGCCGTCTTGATGATGTCACCTGCCACGTCGCCCACGGCACCGCCTATGTCATCGAAAGAATCTTCCACATCTCCCAGTACGCGGTTCAGTTCCGACCATTCCTTGATACTTTTCTTGTTGTCCTTTTTGTCCTTATCCTCTTCCTGATTGCCCGTTTTGCCGCTGACCGTATTCTTCAATGCAGTAACCTTGGCACGCTTCGTTGCCAGTCCCTTGTCATCCGGGTTCAGGAATTCTGCCCGTTCCAGTTCCCGTTCTGCCTCCACCAGCAGGCGTTGTAACTCTTCAAGGTTGAGATTCACCACATTGGCCGCCCAGGACTTGAATGCCTCTTCGCGCGCGGCGAATTCGTTGTCAATATCCGAAAGGGCCTTTTCTTTCTGATAATCCAGTTCGCCAAGGGTTTCTTGCGATGCCCCTCCCTTTTCCAGCACCGAACGTTTTTCATCAAAGCCTTTTTCTGTCAACGTGCGTTTGGTGATATATCCCTGGAACTGGCTGGCATACTCTTCCAGTTTCTTGCGCTCTACTTCGGTAGCGTCCTTATTGATTTTATCCAGTTCATTTTCGTAGATAAGGAGAGCGGCGGCACGTTCGGTATCCGCATCGGTATGCACTTGTTTATACTCATCCTGGCTGACCGCTTTTCCGCTTTGCTTCGCACGGTCCAGTTTCTCCGTCAGTTTCTTTTCTTGCCGGTCAATGCGGGAAAGTTCTTCCCGGTATTCCTGTCCGGCCAGTTTACGACGCTTTTCATAACCTTCCTGCTCTACTTGTATGAGGGCAGATTCAAACTTTTGTTGGGCACGGATGCGGGCTTCGGCAAGTTCGGTCTGATAATCATTCTTATCGGTACCACCGGTTGTCTTTCCGTCTCCATTATCATAGACTTTCAGATTCTTCCGGGCTTCCTTTATTTGATCGGTTGCCTTTTTATAGGTTTCTACTACAGACTTGTCTATGCCCAGAGAAAACAGGTCTGTACCTTCTTTTGCCGCATCGTCCAGTGTCTTCTTTACATCGGACTTGATTTCTTTCAATACGCCTTCTGCACGATCCTGTTGCTGTTTCCAATAATCATAAGTTCCTTCTTCGGGCTGGGGAAACAGATTAAGAGTATCTACATGATTAGCTATGGTTTTAATGTTTTTATCATAGTCCTTTACGTTATTCACGATATCATCATATATCTTCTGTTGCTTTTCTAAATCCTTATTGGCAGAGGATAATTCATCATTAGCTATTGATAATCGGTTACCGGAACCATATAAACCTTTCTGTTGTGCCTGTTGGGCGGCAGCCTTCTCTGCTTCGGCTTGTTCCACCCGCCGCTGTGCCTTCATCAAGGTCGCCTTCTGATTGAGCCGCTTTATTTCTTCTTTTTCTTTCTTGACTGACAAATCTGCTACTTTGTCTACATAATGCCTTGCCACAGCATTAGCATAGATTTCCTTACTCAAAGCCTTATAGGCAGACTCCAATTTGGAAAGGTTGATATTCTCCCCATCAAGAATATTAGCATATTCAGGATATCGCTTTATCCATTCATTGACAGCTGCCGTACGTTCCTTAGATGATAAGGACGTGGTTTTCAATTTGGCGTATAGGATATCCAGTTCTGCTCGTTCTTTCTTGATACTGTTTGACGCTTTACTACGAGCCAATGCCATTTCCTGCTCGGCAGACAATAAGTCAAGCGTAGCATCTTTAGCCTTGAACAGCCCTTTCACCCATTCCCCAATCTCCTTTCCATACACCACCGTCAGCGTGATAGCCGTCGCCATCGCCGTCTGCCAGGAAAACAAGGACGTCAGCAACTGTTTCCAAATGGGAGTCGCCTTCTTCCCCGCAGCCGTCATCAATTCATATTCCTTCCGTGCTGACGCCACTGCATCCGTAAACATCGGAATATTATTAGAGATAGCCAGAAAGAACATCTGCGGTCCCATCGCCAGTGCCGGAAGCTCGCGGGCGATCTGTTGCATGCTCATCTTGACGTTGTTCAACTTCGGTGCCGGGTCATACCGCATGATCGGCGTGTCGTTGCTGTCCTGTTTGGCCACTTCATACTTCACCAGCGTTTCCGTCAGCGAACGCACCTGTGCCTCCAGTGCCTTTATCTTTGCCGTATCTTCCGGATTGACAACGCCGGTTGCTTCCGACTCCAGCGACTTCTGCCGCAAAGCATCTATATCCTTTTGGATATTGATGATAATAGCTTTCACCCGCTCCCCAGCACTCTCCATCGCCTTGACTTCATCCGTGATGTATCCCGACAAGTCGATATTCGGTTTCACTGGAATTTCCGCCTGTTTCTTCAGGCGTTTCAGTTCTTCCTCCAGCTCCACAATCTTGCCTTTTAGCGCCTGTATGTCCGCCAGATCGGAAGGCGAGGAAACGCCCGTAGACAACGCATCCTTGAATGCGGACTGCAGGCCGGTCAACTCCTTTTTCAGGATATTGATAACCTCCTGCATCTGCGTCTCCAGTCCGGTGATGTTCCGTTCTGCCGACTGCATACCGCTGCGGGTCCTGTCATCCAGGAATATTTCAAGCTTTATGGGTTTCATCTCAGTCTTCCTCCTCTAATTGTTGAAAATAACTTAGCGGGTCAATGCCTTTTTTATCTCCGGAAGAAGCGGCTTTGTTATCTTCCGCCTCCAGTTCACGCAGGTACTCCAGCGTCGTTTTCTTCCGTCCGTCCACGTGGCGGGGATAATCCTGCCACATCAGCATCAGCGTCGGGTAATTAACGCCACGCATGATATATCTCATGCTCCAGCCGGTATCACGTGCAATCTGTCCTATCAGTCCGAACGGGCTATGTGCGGGGTCTGTGTATCCCTTTAACTCCCGTTCTACCTTTTTCCGTGGCTCAGGTTTGGCGACATCAAGTTCATCACCTCCGCCAATCTGATAATATTTCCGAAAGGGACAGTGTTCATGGTGCCGATGGCGAGCATCCAGGCTTCCTCCAGTGCCGCCGGATGCATACAGTTCCTCAGCATCCATGCCACCGGACGGTTCAGCAACCGGCCCAATATCCAGCCCCGGACAATGCCGTAAGCCACCATGCGGCTCACCGTCTTCGTATGCTTCTGCATGAAATCCAATTTCTGCTCGAAGGTGTATTTCTCCAAGTCCGTGTATTTCACACCCATCTTCAGGTACATCTTCGATATGCGCACGCGGCTTTCCAAGTTCGGTACCCGCATCACCCAGCGGATGTATCTGCCGCCAAGAAGACGAAGCGGCAAAGAAATGCCGTTGTCCGCCAATACCTTTGCCGCTAAAGATTCTGTTTGAAAATCCGCCATGAGTGTAATCATTCAGCGGGAACCACTGGATTGCCCGTATCAGGATCGATACCTTTAGCAAATATCTTCAGGCGTTTGCCATCCGCATCTTTAAGCAACTCGATATTCAGTGCCAGTGCCAGCACTCCCTGCGAGTTGATGCCATTGGCAAAGTCATTGCCTGTCACTTTCGCATTGTAGAAACGGATAGTTTCACCGCTGTCGCAACTGATATCCATCACACCGGTCTTTTCCCATTTTTCAGGCGGTTCCCAGTTGCCTTTGGCATCTTTGGTACCTCCGATTGTGTTTACCAAACTTTCCGTAGACAGGTCTATCAGGTTACAGGTAAACGCTTTCTTGCCCGGATTGCTGGTGATTGTGGCAACGGGACCGTCCTTCACCTGAGCTGCGTATACGTCTACCTGTGTAGGGGCAGTGCCTGCCGGTTGAAGTCCTTGTTCGTCTATCCATCCGATTACCTCACTGGCAAACTTCACTTGGTTCAATCCATATATTGTATTCATAAGTTCTCTGTTATTTAAGTTCTGTTTAATCGCCGTCCAATCAGTATCAGAATAAGAACGATAACGGCTATCCGTCCTATCCATATTTGGAACCATTGCCAACCGGTGGGTTCTTTTATCACTTCCGGAGTCAGTTCCTTCACCTCTTCCGAAGTTTCATTCCTGATCCGTACCAGCTCTTCCGTCAGCAGGATCACCTGCCGTGCCAGGCTGTCGCAGGTGGCGGTCACTTCGATCGAGTCTCCCGATATCCGGGTAACATTCACCGTGGCCTGCCCGCTGCGTTTACTGAAGCCCGTCCCTATCGGTATAGCATTCAGCATCCCCGTCGGAAATACGGTCTTCGCCATACTGGGCGGTACCGGTTCCTGTAGGAGCGCGAACCCTCTTCTGCTTTGCAGGCTGTCTGTGCCGCTGACGGTCTGTGTCAATTGTCCCGGACTTTTGCAGCTCGCTGCGGATAGGGCAATCAGCATAATGCTTGCAGGTAGAAGCTTTCTGGATAGTACGGTTAAGTTCGCGCACCGCCTTGTAAAGTTTGATATTCTCATTCTGTAAGTCTATTAATGTTCCCGACAAGTTGTCGTACATTTCTTTATAAGCGTCGTTCCGCTCTTTGGCGGCGATTACCTTATTGTTCTCCCGATGTCTCAGCCATGCCCACAAGGAACCGGCAATGCCGCTTGGCACAAGCCATTGAAGAATCTGCATTATCAAGTCCGAGTTCATGGCTAATCACTTTTCACTGATCGTTAAACACTAAAGCAAGTTCCAGCCTGACACTACGTCCGCCATCACAGCCGGTACCCCGTTCTCCACCCGCGACATCGCGGCGGCGAAAGCGCACATCGTTGCCCGGTCGTTCACATCGGGCACGTAGCTGGAAGGTACCTGCATTTCCCTGCATACACGGTTGATATAGCCGGATGTATTGTTCTCCACAGGCGGCGCCCACCGGTTGATGAAGTCGGCTATCGTGCGGCAGCCGTTCAATTTCCGGTAGTTCTGCAACAGCTTCAAGCCTGCCCGATATCCGTAAGCCATGCTTTCAAACTGGCAGAATGACCTATCCCGTGAGGGCCGGACTTCCCCCTGCCACCGGGTGGTGGCAGAGAGACGGATGTTCAGCGGGTTGTTGTTGCGTAATCCTCGTGCACCCATCGGTTATGCCTCCAATTCACTGTTAGGATCATCAGGCACCGGATTGTCTGCGGCAGCATTGGCGGCGGCAGCTGCGGCTTCACGGCGAACCTGCGCCCAGCGCTTTTCCGCCGGAACGGCCTGGTCCTTGCTTTGTGCCGTTGCGCCGTCCCAGCTATAGATGGCGCCAAATGCTTCCAGCTTCTTAGGCAGCACGATGTAGTGATGGCGGAAGTTTACCAGACTTTCCTGTGTGGTCGGGTTGGTACGCGCCTCGCTGTAATACATCTTCGTGCTTCCCTGCGCCTTGAACATGCGCGGACGGTAGAAAGAGAAAGAACCTTTCAGGTCAGTAGCCGCCGGAGCGGCATTGTATGGCACCTTCACGCCCGCTTTCGTGTAGTACGGGCAATTCACATACGTGTACACCTCGAAACCGAACATGTTCAGCAATTTCCCGGAGGTGTAGTTGTAGTACTTGTCCTTGAAGCTCTGGTCGGCTTCCAGCAGATCGTTCACATGGTCGGGGCAAAGAACGAGCACACGGCCGTCTTCGGGCACCTCCATGTTGTCGTAGGCACGCTTCAGGGCTATGATGTCCTTTACGGTCAGTTTCTTGCGTCCCGATTCGTCGGCCGCTCCGCTGGCTGCGATAACCGGCGTTTTGTCCGTATGGCTGTAGGGAGCCAAGGCGTGGGCGGCTTTCTTGTACTTTACTGTAAGAATCGCGTTTCCATGACGTTCCACGTCAGCGGAATACTTGTCGAAAGACAAGGCGTAAAGCTGGTCATCCGTCACGCGGGTGGCTTTCGTCTGGAACTTGTCCAGACCTACCGGCACATCGCTTTCCGTCAAGTCCTGTATAGGAATGGGATAGGTCGTATTGTTTACCAGCACATCCGGATCACCGCCCACGTCCACCAGGTGAATCACTTCATTGTCCACCTTGGCGGAATAATCCGGAATACCGTTCAGCCAGTCCGCCTTCAGTCCGGCATTCAGACGCTTTATCAATTCTCCGGTCCACACCTCCGTATATACACCCTCGAAGGCTGCACCTGCGGGCATAAAGTTTCCAAGCACTGCCGGGACAACCGCGCCCGCCACTGCACCTATTGCAGGGGTTACCCCTACCAATGACGCCAGAACCACGCCCATCAGGATGTTGAACAGCGTACCGCAAACAAATTTCAAGATAGAATTCATTCGATTTGATTTTAAATTGTTAGTTATTAATTGAATTTCGGACATTCAATGCCGTATTCCGCCTTGTACAGCGCACGGTATTTGTCCGGTTCGTTCTCACGCATCAGTTTCAGTTGCGCTTCGGGTACCTCGCTGAGCTTGTTCCATTGCCCGGTTGCCATGCCGCCGCCCGTTGCGCCGCCACCGGGATTGATCAGTTGCATCGGTTTGGTCACAGCCGCCATGCTGTCCAGCGTCAGTTTCAAGCTTTCAGCGCCTATTGTCTTGCCCAGGTTAATGAAGTGATCCTTCTTGTCGGCATTGAACTTTCCGGCCTTGATGGCGTCATCCACCATCTGAGTGACACCTGCCAATTTCATGGCATCCAACTGTGTGCGCAGTTCCGTATTGGCGGTCTGATATCCCAGCAAGATGCCAACCTTGGCGAGAATCTCCGCTTCCGTTGCCGTCTCCGGCAGGCCCAGCTTCAGGGCGATAGCTTTGAAATCTACATTCATAGTCTCTTCTGTTTTAGAATTATTGTTTTGCGGAGCTTCTCCGCCGTTAGTTTTCAGTAAAGGAAGGGACGGGCAGTCTTCGCCTACCGCCAGCTTCAGTTCGTTACCCCGATAGCTGAGTTGCACGATATTGTCGTCATTGCCGCCCATATCCACCATGCTTACTTCAAGGAGCTTGCATTTGGTCACCGTAGGACGTGTTTGTCCCGGCTTCAGAAGTTCGGGAGCATCGCTCGTCTCTATTACTTCAAAGTAAGGGCTGCACATCTTCAGCGTGCCCTTGTCAAACTGTTGTTTCAATATTTTTGATTCATCCCGCACTTCGTCGAAGTAAGGCTCCCCGGTCACATCCTTTCCCTCTACCCGGAAATCCTTGATGCTACCTATTATTTCTCCGCGACGGTGCATATACAACAGCAAGGGGTTTTGCTGGTATTGCCCGTAATCGATGCCGTCGGTCTTCACCCACGTGCCGAAGCAGTTTAAACTTTCACTTGATATCCTGATTCTTTTTCCCATGATTTGCGTCTCATTTTGGCGCAAACTTACGGCTACGTGCACAACCGCACAAAAAAGTGTGCAACGGTTGCGATGAAGCGTGCAGCCTGTCCGCAATACTTTGTAACCACTCCGCCGTTTTTTCGCCGCCCGCCACGGGCTTCGCAACTTTGCCGCTATAATCAAGCAGTTAGAAGGTATGGCAAAAGACATGAGCAAACAGAAGGCGGTGGCCAAGCACCTCTACATGAAAGGTACGCCCATCATGCAGATCGTGGAACTTACCGGGGTGACCAGGCAATCCGTCAGCCGCTGGGTAAACCAGGAGAATTGGAAAGAAGAACGTGCCGCGCGTGAGATGAGCAAAGAGTCCATCACGTCCATGACTCTCTCCAAACTGGGAGAAGCCATAGAAAATACAGACGCTGACGAAAAGAGCATCAGCCGCATGACAGACTCACTGATAAAAGCGGCAAAGGGCATCAAGGAAATCAACCGGAACACCAACATCGTGAACAAGGTGGATACTATCATTGAGTTCGAGAACTGGCTGGTGACCCATCGTGAGGAATATCCGGAAATAGATGACAAACTTATCATGCTCATCAACCAACTGCACAGCGACTTCATGAATATCAAATTCAAGCAGAAATGACAGCGGAAGAGAAAAAAGAGGCACTCAAACGGTGGGAAGAGCATTGTAACCGGTTGCTGCGCATCACCTCGAAGCGCAAGCCGGAGACGGAAGCGGAACGGAAGAAGAACATCGCCCGCGCCCTGAAGGATTATGAGTATTTCTGCCAGAGATACCTCAGCCACTATTGCCAGTGCAAGAATGCCAGGTTCCACAACGATGCCGCCCGTTATATCGAGAAGCATCCGGAAATGCGTGCCGTTTTCAAATGGCCGCGCGGCCATGCCAAGTCGGTGCACCTGGATGTGGGTGTCCCGCTCTGGCTGAAGTTCAAAAGCATGTTGCACGTCATGGTGCTGGTAGGCAAAAGCGAAGACAATGCCGACGCCTTGCTGGGCGACCTCCAGGCGGAACTACAGTTCAACCAGTACATCATCGAGGATTTTGGCGAGCAGTACAATGCCGGATGCTGGCAGGAAGGCGAATTCGTCACCAAGGACCAGTGCGCTTTCTTCAGCCGTGGGCGTGGACAGTCGCCCCGTGGATTGCGATTCCGGGACATGCGTCCGGACTATATCATCGTGGATGACCTGGATGACGATGAAATGTGCCGCAGCGAAGCCCGTGTGCGCGAAATGACGAAGTGGATCAAGGAAGCTCTGTTCGGTTGCTTCGGTGGTAAGGAAGGACGGTTCATCATGGTGGGCAACCTCATCAGCAAGAACAGCGTGCTCCAGCAGATTATCGACAGCGACACCGTTTACACCAGCACCGTCTATGCCATCACCAAAGACGGCACGCCTGCCTGGCCGGAATGCTACACCATCGAACTGTTGCGCAGTCGTGAGAAGTTCATGGGTTACCGCAGCTTCCAAAAGGAGTACATGCACAACCCCATCACCGAAGGCGCCGTCTTCCAGGAACGCTGGATACAATGGCGCCGGATGCTGAAACCCAACTATTATGAGAGCCTTGTGCTCTACATCGACCCTTCGTTCAAGGACAGCAGCAAGAACGACTACAAGGCCGCCAAGCTCTGGGGACGTCCGCGCTCCGGACTGAAGACGGCCAAACGTTCGGAACTTCATTGCCTGCGCGCCTTCGTGCGCCAGTGCAGCGTGGGCGAAATGGTGCGTTGGGTATACGACCTTTGGGAATCGCTGCCCGAAGATGCAGCCGTCACCATCTACATGGAAGCCAACTTCATGCAGGACACCATACTGGATGAATTCGAGCGTGAAGGCAACCTGCGGGGCTACCAGGTACCCGTCACTGCCGACAAGCGCAAGAAGCCGGACAAGTTCGCCCGTATCGAAGCCGTCAGCCCGCTATGGGAGCGTGGTTTCGTGTGGTACAACGAGAAGTTGAAGAACGACAACGACATGAAGACCGGCATCGAACAGACCCTCGCCTTCGAGAAAGGCAGCCGTGCCCACGATGACGGACCGGATGCCGACGAAGGCGCCATCTACAAACTGCAAAAGCAGGTACGCGAAGAAAGTTTCGTCCCTCGCATGGGAGTGCGGCAACCGCCCTCGCAGTCATGGTGACCATTCATAATTCATAACTTATAATTCATAATTAAAGACATGTTCATCACAGAAGAAGATTACATACAGGTAGGAGCCGATGCACTGAAAATCATGCAACAAAGTTCCCCGGACAACCGCTTGAAAGCGGAAGAACGTGCCATATCCCGCGTGGCCGGTGCCTTGCGTGGACGATACGACGTAGAAGCGGCCTTCGCTCTTGAAGGCGATCGGAGAGATGCGGAACTGGTGGGATGTGTCACCGATATCGCACTCTATCACATGTGTTGCTCCCTGCCCCAGAAAATGGGCTACGAAATACGGGAAAAACGTTACGAACAAGCCTTGAAGTACCTGAAAGATATACAGGCAGGGGACGTCACACCTGATATCCCTACCGTCACCGGTCCGTGTGGTGAAGAAGACTATCAAAATCCGGTCCGCTACGGATCGGCACCTAAAAACGATTATATCTGGTAATATTATGTCGACTAAGAATAAAAAACAGAACCCGGTAAAAGTGGGGCGTGTAAACCTAGACAACCCGGCCGAACTGAAACGGGTGACGCAACTTTCCGTCAACCTGCAATTGCAGACCGAAGCGTTGACCAAAAAAGACCTGCGCACTTGGCGCAACGCCTGGCAATATGCCATCAACGTGGATTATCCCAACCGTGTGCCGCTGTACGACGTATACGGCGACGTGGAAGTGGACATGCACCTCACCGGCTGCGTGGGGCAGCGCAAGGGCTACGTGTTGAACAAAAGTTTCCGCATCGTGGACAGGAAAGGCGACGAGAATCCTGACCTGACGACCGTCTTCGAGTCGCCCTGGTTCAAGACCTTCATGGATTTGGCTCTGGACAGCATCTATTGGGGACACTCGCTCATCCAGTTGGGCGATATCATCGTGGTGGACGGCGTACCCGCATTCAGCAACGTACAGCTGGTTCCACGCCGACATGTCATCCCGGAATACGGCGTACTGGTGGTGAACCAGCAGGAAAGGTGGCAGAACGGTTACGATTACCGCAATTCACCAATGGCGGACTGGGTAATAGAAGTAGGCGAACTCAATGGCTTGGGCCTGTATCTGAAGTGCGCCCAGCATACCATACCGAAGAAGAATGTCTGTAGCTTTTGGGATATGTTCTCCGAAATATTCGGCATCCCCTTCCGCGTAGGGAAAACCACCAGCCGCGACGCCAAGGAACAGAGCCGTATCGAAAAAATGCTGGGCAGCATGGGCGCGGCAGGCTGGGCGCTCTTTCCCGAAGGTACGGATATCGAAATCAAAGAATCTACCCGTGGCGATGCCTACAACGTCTTCGACAAACGTATTGACCGCGCCAACTCCGAACTATCCAAAGGTGTGCTCACCGAAACCATGACCACGGAGAACGGCAGCAGCCTTTCACAAAGCGAGGTGCACCTGGAAGTGCTGAAGAACCTTATCAGCAAGGATGCCGACAACCTGCGCGACATCATCAACTTCCAGCTGATCCCGAAAATGATAAAGCACGGATTCCCGTTGCAGGGATACCGCTTCGACTGGTATGAGGGCATCGACTTCACTCCGGAACAGCAGGTAGCATACGAGCGTCTGTTGCTGGAGAACTATGAGGTGGACCCGCAGTATTTTATAGACAAGTATAATGTGCCTATCATTGGGAAGAGAGAGGCGGCGCCTGTTGTGGTTCCGGGCAGCGATGATGATGAAGACAAGAATAGCAAGAAGGACAAGAACGGAAAACAGAAACTCGTTAAACCTTTTTTCGACTAAGCTCTTCGGACTATGAAGGGCTGCACAAACGGGCATGCCTGTCTTATTTCGGAAGCGAAATGCAACTGGACAAGATAGAAGCGGGTAAAGAATCGGACGTGGACACTGCCAACGTGGAAGCTGCTTTTGTCCTGCTTATGAGATGGCTACACCGCCAGCCGGAATTCACCCCGGAGATGCTGAAGGATGAAGAAGTACAACAATTCGTCCGTACACACGCTACGGTGCTGGATGACGCAGTAGACTATTCCATCCGCCAGCGTCCGCTGGATGACATCAGCGTGCAACGCCTGAAGGAATCGAACTTTGTGTTCTCCGGCTTTAAGACCTTCCATGAATTGAACGAGGCATTTCCCTCACTGCTGGATAAGGATGGCAACCGCAAACCTTTTGAAGGCTTTTTAAACGACGTTCAAAAGATAAACGAGAACTATAACAAATGGTACTTGAAGGCAGAATACAATTTCGCCATGTCATCCGCCGATATGGCCGCCAGGTGGCAGGGCTGGTGGGAGGATGAGGACCGGGACCGCTATCTGTTGCAATACCGAACCGTGGGCGACAAACGGGTACGCGAAAGCCACCGCCTGATGCACAACATCACACTGCCCATCACTTCCAAGTTTTGGGACAGTTACTTCCCGCCAAATGGTTGGAATTGCCGCTGCACCGTAGCCCGTGTCCTCCGACGTGATTATCCCGAAAGCAACGAACAGGAAGCAATGTTGGCAGGCAGCCAGGCAACGGCGGGGAAACACCAGGAAATGATGCGTTTCAATCCGGGCAAACAGATGGCATGTTTCCCATTCTACAATCCCTATACCATCAGTAAGTGCCGGAACTGTGAATTACAGCCGATGAAACTGGTGAAGGAACCGGATAATGAATTGTGCACCGCCTGCAAGGTAATCAGGGAGATGAAAAGACGGAAAGAGGAATTGAAGACACGCAGAAAGGAGATTCAGAAAGAGGCTGAATACCTGAAAGATGAAACGTTTACCAATGAAGAGTTCGGCAAGGAAATCGCCTTCAGCAAGAAAGGCATCAAAGAGTGGTTGAACCAACCGCACAAGCATGTTGCCGAAAAGAATGAAATGTTACTACGCATCAAAGATGTCATCAGGGAGGCTACGTATATGGGAGCTGGAACGGACAGACACAATGAATCCATTACCATGCACCTGTTTGAAACGGAACTCAAAGGAGATAAAACCTGGATTATAGCACGTGAAATGTTTGATGGAGAAGTACGCCTGCATAGTATATCAGACAAGGAGGAAATTCTGCAATATATCAACAAAAAACAGGATAAATAGGAACCAGCACCTCCGGGAACTGCAATCCCGGAAACTTCTTTCCACATTTACCCTGTTTCGGATACCACAAAGATACGCTTAATTCTTTAAATAACAAGCATTATGACCCAAAATTCAAATATAACCAAGGAACTGGAACAAAAGGCCAACCGATTCATCAGACTAACACTGAAAGATATCAGCGTAAAGCTGGGCGATGAGTTCGACCGGAACTTCGAGCGGGAAGCGTTCTTCAATGAGAAGTGGGCGCGCCGGAAGTTCAACGACGATGAAAGCCGCGGTCTGCTGGTCCTGAAAGGAACCTTGCGCCACACCATCAAGGATGAAGTATCCGTCACCGACCATGCCAGCGTCGTCTTTACCAGCAGCGCGCCTTATGCCGCCATACATAATGAAGGCGGCACCATCACCGTCACCCGGAAGATGAAGAAATACTTCTGGTACCGCTACATGCTCATTATGGGCAGCAAGCGCAGCCGTCCGGACAAACCGAAGTTCACCGGAAAGCTGCAACGCAAAAAGAATGGCGAGCTGCGGAACAATCAGAAGAACCGGGAACTGACCGAAGAGGCCAAGTTCTGCAAAATCATGGCACTGAAGAAGGTGGGCAGCAAAATCATCATCCCCAAACGTCAGTTCATCGGCATGCACCCCGACGTGGAGCGTATCATCCGTGAAATCACTGATGCCAACATCAAAGAGATATTCAATTAATCCGTGAAACCCGCGTAATCCGCGCCTAAAATTATACATCATGAGAAAGTTCCTTTACCTCAGCCTCATTGACCGGCTGAAACAACTCACAGACAAAACGGGAGACCCCGCCATCAAAACGTTCGACCTCTGGAACGAACAAGTGGATTTCATCGAGCAGGAAGAAGTGTTCGACACGCCCGCCGCGTTCATCGAATTCATGCCCGTGAAGTGGGGAAACCTGGGAGGCGCCACCCAGCGCGCCGAAGTCACCATCCGCCTGCACATCGTCACCCCCTGGGACGGAAGCGCACGCGACGGCAGCCTCTTCCAGCAGCAGAGCCTCGATCGCTTCGACCTGCTGGACCGCATAGACCACCATCTCTTCAACCTGATGGGCAGTGACGGACGGACGGAATTCAACATGTTCCGCCGCACAGGCAGCAGCACCAACCACAACCACGAGGAACTGGTGGAAGATATCAGCGACTATACATGTATGGTAATGGATAACATCAGAAAAGAGTGAGTTGCGCCCGCATCTCTTCCTGCTTGCGGATGATGCGCGGGTCGGCGCTGGCGTTGATGATATTGTAGAAAGTCTTTTCGCAGATGTGGTATTTCGGCCAGATGTAGCGGCGTAGAATCTCGCGGTTACTGAGACCGCTGCGCGCATGTTCATCGTAAATGCGCACGATATCTTCTACCCGGAAAACGTAACTGCACCCTATTATTTTTCTCCGATTCTTCTTCATACACCGAAAACTGATTGATTACCCTGATACAAAAGTAATCGTAATAACATATTAATGCAACTTTCATCGCAAAAAAGCATGTACTGCCACAGCGGATAACCCGTTTACCTCACCTTTGCACCGTCTTTTTCGCGAAACGACGCAATAATTTTAATTTTTAATTCACAAAGTATGAGTGTAAACTATTCCCTGGCTCACATGAGCTCCAAACCGGGCGACGATACCGCCCCCAAACTATTCTACGCCAAGGCACAGGCCACAGGCGAAGTAACCATGGACGAAATGGCCGAAGACATCGCCTATTCAACGTCGCTCACCGACGGTGATGTGTTGAACGCTATCCGCGCCCTGATCAAACAGGTGAACAAACATCTGGCTGCGGGCAAGATCGTCCGCCTGGAGACTTTCGGAACATTCCAGGTGCAGTTGCAAAGCGACGGCGCCGAAACCGAAAAGAAATTCACTTCCTCCAACATCATCGGCGCCAGCATCCAGTTCCGCCCCGGCAAGCCTATCAAGGCGGCCACCCGTGCGGGAGACGGAGGGCTGACCTTCAAGCGTGTAGCCAAGAAAGGAGAAGCGGCATTACCCGATGACGGCAATGGCGGGAACAGCGGCGGTGACGGCGGCATAGAAGATGATCCGCTGGGCTGATGACTACCCGTAGGTAGTGAGCCGGCTACTTAGTAGTAGTGAACCAACCACCCGGTAGTAGTTGTCCGATTACTACCGGGTAATTTTTTGACCCGATTAAAATGAAAGGAAAACGCACAATGAATGAAGAGAAGAAAGAAAGTAAGCACCCCGGCGGCATCTATCTGAGCGACCTGGCACAACAATACTTCCCGAATAATACCCCCCGAAGTGCAGTCAGCCAACTGCACCGCTGGATTGCCCTGAACACGGAGTTGACCCGACGCCTGAAAGAACTGTTTTACAAGCCCCGCCAAAGGGCGTTGACGCCGCTGCAACATGAGGCGGTACTGGAATGTCTGGGAGAGCCAGGAACGTGAAACCATCTTCCTGACGTCAGGAAAACGATAGAAGTAATAGAGCCGCTGCACGAGGGTTGTGCAGCGGCTCTATTCGTTATCAGCCCCAAGAGGGGATTATTGAACGATTTCCAAAGGACAATCGTCCGGGATGGATTTTGTTGTATCATGCGTCAGATAGTGAATCCTATCCCTGCCGAAACAAACTATTCTCAGAACCCCTTCTAAAAGGACTTGCTGGGAATAAGGGCAACTGATGCACTTGTCGATTATCAGCTTCTTCTTTATTTCTTACTAGTTTTAAAACAATCCAATAAAGCCATTTTGATATCATAGACAGAGCTTTTTACGGCTCCTAAAGACTCACCTTTGAAAGCTATCTCATATAAAGAATCATTGTAATAACTACAATCTATTGCAAACTTGAATTTGCAATCTTTATACGTGTGTATCAGATACCAATTCTCTGCATCATATTCGAGCAATTTCTTTTCGACTACAGCAAACAGTTTATTGGTTACGTTTTCCTTTGATTCCCCAAAACGTATGTTCAAAAAGACTTTATTGTTTGAGGGCTCTTTTAAAGAAGCCAGGCTATCATTATAATTCTGATAAGCCCCTAATTCATTCACATCTATGAAATCATTTCCATCAGAAATATTCCCTTCTTTTTTGTTTGTGGTGCACGAGGCAATACACATTAATATTAAAAATAAGCATAAAATTCTCATTCTCATAATATAAAAATTAGATGTATATAGAGGCTTTTTTATATTGTAACTTTACACCAATTATAGAATGCATTAATGATCCATTCGGTTAATGATAAATAGACACTTAGAGGCCCTTCTAACATTTGATTTGTATGCATTTGAATAGTCAATGATGGTAGAGTTAAAGTTTCATTGTTTTCACATATTGAATTGTTATTAGCCATATACTTCTCTTACTTTCTCAATCCAATCCAAATAAGCCTGTCGCGCCCTTTGTTTAGCGCATTGTTCCATTGAATCAGTAATAACATCACCGTTCTCTTCCATTTCTTCGCAAAAATGGTCTACCCAACTAAATGGGTCTAACTCGATAAAATCCTCTGTCTGGCAAAATGGGCATGGAACGTCGTCGATAGGTTCATACAGATTCCCGTTTTCATCGCATTTATCAAGGTCATATAGTTTCCCGTCCACGCAACATGCATCGGGATATTTTGCACCCCAATAAGGAAACTGGGGGCATGGTTTCTTATTTTCACTCATATTTGCTTTTTATTGAATCATTCTGTAAATGCACTCGACTAATAGCACAAAAAAAGTAATAACAAAAAGAGATTTCCAGAACCTTATTTTCTTTTTATTTCTTTCTTCTGATTTCTTGTAAATTTTGTCAAATAGCTTTTGACAATCATCTTTGTAATGCTCAAATTTCTTTTCAACATAACCTGTAATGTCATCAACAATGGCATACTTTATCTTTTCTGGAACCGACATCGGATAGCCCCTTTCACTATAATTCCATTCAGTTATGACAGAATGACCTACAAGTTCTTCCACACCTCTTATCCTAAATTCCAATTTGATAGGATTCATACCATCATTAAGATAAGTCCTGAATTTCTTTTCAGCCAGTTTCTCTATTTTCTCGCTATTCATTTTTGCCATTTGCTCTATCTTAAGAAAATATTTCTCATCTACGACATAGGCGGTTGAATCAAATTTATATTTAAACTTTATTTCACTCATATACTCAGTTATTTATTATTATGAGCCTCCCCCGAATAACCGGGGAATGCCCGGTTATTACTTTCTAAAATACATATCTCCACTTATGGCTCGTGCCATGTCATCACCAGTCAGACGAATATAGCGGAAGAAATTCTGTTCGGTCCGATGACCTGTCAGTTTCATGATTTCCAGTGTCTTCATGCGTCCAGTGAGGTACATATTAGTTGCAGCACTTCTACGAGCCGTATGGCTACTGATAAGTTCCCATTTCTCACGGGTGACGGTTTGTAATTTTCCGCCTTTGGTAAATGAGTAAGTAACCTTATCATTCAGCCCGATCTCCCGCATGATTACCTTCAGGTACTTATTAAAATACTGAATACACAAGCCACAAGGAATGCTACCGTTGTACTTCGCAAAGATTTCCTTTACGTAATCATGTGCCGGAATCTTCACATCAACATTCGTCTTTTTCGTCCGTTTGATGATATAATCACCCTGATAGTTATCTTTCGTCAGTGTGGAGTAATCAGAATAACGAAGAGCAGTGAGGCACCCTACCACAAACAAATCACGGATGCGCTCTTTAGCCCTGCGTTTATCTTGTTTCTCGAACTTATAATAATAAATGCGCGTAATCTCATTCATGCTGAGGAATACGGCTGAGGTTTCCTCCAGCCGGATGTCACTCCCTTCATAAGAAGGGTCTACCGCATAATTATACTGACTTGCTTTTCGTACCATAGACTGAATTTTTAAGATGTAACCTACGATTGTATTATGTCGTAATCCGCATTCTTCGAGATAGACAATGAAATCATCCAGAAACTCCTCAGTGATCGAGTTAGTGAAGATATCGCAATCATACTCCCCGGAAAAGCGGTTGATGTGCCTAATGACAGCATCATAAACGGCGGGATATTGTGCAGACCTGCGTCTGGATTTCTTTTCGACTACCTCACGGATAAAGTCCGCGAAATAAACGCCTTCGAGCGGTTTGCTCTGCCTGAAATGATTGATGTAGTCCTTTCTTGGCTTGGCCGCAAGGACCGGAGATAAAACAGCTAATGTTGTTTTGGCTTTTCATATTTAAAGGTTAAAACAAAAACACATCCTCCACCGTCAGCGGTTTCTTCGTCCCTTGCTCGTACATCCGGGCATTCAGCCGTTCGCAAAGCATATAGACAAAAGAACCAGCATCGGCATTGTTCATCTTGACCAGTATGGCGGTCAGCCTTTCCGTATTGGCACCCATTTGCAGGAGCTTGCATGGCTTTCCGTATTGCGTCCAATAGTATTGCACTTGCCCCAGATAACTGTCCTCCACCTGTATTATCAAGTCTTTAGGTTCACGATATATCATGGCTTATCCTCCTTGAAATAGGGTTTAACTTCACCATCCGGTACCCAATTCACAGTCACGATTCCTTTCACTTTCCCAGTACCGCCACATTTCGGACAAGGCGTTTTCACGCGTTCATTGACGATATCAGGGTCAATGAAATATCCCGTGCCTTGACAATAGCCACAACCGTATCCGGTGAAATAACCGACTGTTTCCTTGCCTGTTCCGAAGAGGGGTGCCGTGATAAGCACCCCGTTCTGTTTCACACTCATATCACTCAATATAATAAGTCTGTACCAACTGATGATTCCTGTAGATGTGCAGCACTGTCCTGCCTTCGTCCGTACGGATTTCCGTAGTAATGGTGCTGCGGAATAGAGTGCCGCGTTCGCGTTCCGCCTGTATCTTCGCATCAACGAAAGATTTCAGATTTTTGAAGTCCCGCTCATTGCCTTGTAGTTCCACATCGTCCAGTACCTCTTTTACTACAGCCTGCACATTCAGCAGCCACTGAGGCTTATCATTCGGAATGATTGAACTATACTTTATCTGTGCCATTCTTCTTTAATTTATAATTATCTTTCCTTACCTCGCTTTTCGCGTCCTCCCGGCAGAGATACGTCCCGATATGCTTTCCGGTGGAACCGGTGGCATCCCGCTTCATGAGGTACACCGCCCAGCATCTGCCTTTCGGACGGTACTCATACCACTCATCCCTTTAGCATTCCATAACTCTACTTCCGCTTTACCACCAGTTTCAGATGCTTTG